GTAATGCAGGGTGAGATATCTAAGTGGTCTGACTCAGATAATAAGGTACATCTGATCCATGCTGGTGCTGATGATGGTAAGTTCCACAACTTTGTTTCTGGTGGAACGTTAACAATCCAGGATTCAGACTTTACAATAACTGCTGTCGCCGAAGATAATAAGATATCTTCGAATGAACAGAATACAATATTCAGCACAGAGTCAACTGATTTCCTTGACTTTAGTGAGAACAACCCATTTGGTGATGCGGAGAATAACTAATGAGTGATGACATATTCGACTTTGGCTTTACAGCCGTAGATGAAACAGAATTAGAGGCTGTACAAAAGGCTACAGCAGAGGCAACTCAGGTAGCAACGACTGCAAATAGTACTCAGGAAAAATTAGATAAATTATATAATGCAGTCATACCTTTGCTGACAAACCTAAAAAGAAATCCAGAGAAAGAGTATATTCTCTGGCCAGATCGACTTTCAAAGGTAGAAGCCTTTGAAGATAAACTGACAGAGATTTATAAAAGCTAATGTTTGGTACCTATTTTTATCACGAGAAGATTCGAAAGTGTGTGTCACTATTTGGCCGCCTGTTCAATAATCTTTATGTGATTCGAAAGAATTCTGCAGGGTCAGTGATCAGTCAGGTCAAAGTTCCTTTGTCATATGCGCCTAAACAAAAATATCTAGAGCGCATACGAGAGAATCCTGATCTCAGTGCAAACTCGCAGGTAGCACTCAAGCTCCCGCGGATGTCATTTGAGATTACTAACTTCATATATGACACGACAAGGCAGCTGACAAAGACAAGTACTTTTAATACAGTTGGTTCGGCTAATACAAGTCGAAAAAAATTCTTTCCGCCTGTGCCATATACTATTAACTTCCAGCTAAACATCTATGCTAAGACTCAAGATGATGCATTGCAAGTTGTAGAACAAATACTACCTTTCTTTAATCCGCAATACACCGTAACTGTTAAACCTTTTACTACGGATTATCCAACATTTAAAGAGGATATACCAATTATTATTCAGGGACTATCCTTCCAGGATGATTTTGAAGGTGCGATTGAATCAAGAAGAACTATTATATACACACTTGACTTTGAAATGAAAGCGAGTTTCCACGGTCCGATTGCAAATAGCGATATTATTCGTCAGACTGATATAGTCTTAGGTGAGATGAATAGTGGATATAATGATTCTGATCTAGGTATTGAGACGCTTCGAATAACACCAAACCCGTCAGATATCATCGGAATGCCTGATTCTGATTATGGATTTACAACTACTATTCTGGATAGTGCATAATGAAAGACAATGATAATGTAAAAAGCGATTACGATTATTCGCGCGAGACATACTACGATCTGATTGAGAAGGGCCGTGAAGGTCTTGAGGATATGATCCACGTGGCACGTGAGTCTGAGCACCCGCGGGCGTATGAAGTACTTGCCGGCATGTTGAAGAATATCTCAGACATCAACGACAAGCTGATGGACCTTAATAAAAAGCATAAAGACATTACCCAACCAACGAAAGACAGTAAACAGATAGAACATCAACAAAATATATTTGTAGGGTCGACTGCTGACTTACAGAGACTACTACAGAAAGAAAGTGAAGAGATCGATGTTACCCCAACAGACGAGTAGTTATCTCGGCAATCCAAATGTAAAACGTGATGGAGTTCAGCAAGAGTGGAAGCCTGAGCTTATACAGGAGTACGCGAAATGCATGAACGACCCTGTGTACTTTTGTGAAAAGTATGTTAAAGTAATTGCATTGGATAGCGGTCTTGTATCGTTTAACCTATATCCTTACCAAAGGGATATGTTCAACCACTTTCAGAACAATCGATTCAATATTGTTCTTGCATGCCGCCAGTCCGGTAAATCAATATCTGCCTGTGCTTATCTTCTGTGGTATGCGCTATTTCACTCAGAGAAAACAGTTGCGGTCATGGCAAACAAAGGTGCGACAGCACGTGAGATGCTTGGTCGTATCACATTGATGCTTGAGAATATACCGTTCTTTCTACAGCCTGGATGTAAGGCACTCAACAAGGGATCGATTGAGTTTAGTAACAACTCACGGATTGTTGCTGCAGCGACCTCTGGTTCCTCGATTCGTGGTATGTCAGTTAACCTCCTGTACCTCGATGAGTTTGCGTTTGTCGAACGTGCAGCAGAGTTTTATACATCAACCTATCCGGTTGTATCATCAGGTAAAGAAACAAAGATTATCGTGACGTCAACCGCTAATGGTATCGGTAATGTTTTTCATAAGATATGGGAAGGTGCAGTCCAAGGAGTCAATGAATTTAACCCGTTCCGTGTGGACTGGTGGGATGTTCCAGGTCGAGATGATGCATGGAAAGCGCAGACAATAGCAAACACTTCTCAGTTACAATTCGACCAAGAATTTGGCAATACCTTTTTCGGTACAGGTGATACACTCATCAATGCCGAAACACTGATGAGCTTCCGAGCTCATAACCCTATTCGAACCCTTGAAGCGGGAGACCTTCTCGTCTACAAAGAGACGACTAAAAAACACGAATATGTTATGACGGTAGATGTATCAAAAGGAAGAGGTCAAGACTATTCTACTTTTAATTTGATCGATATTTCAGTCCGGCCTTTTGAGCAGGTCGCCGTGTATCGCAATAACACTATCTCGCCTATACTCTTCCCTAACATTATATATAAGTACGCGAAAGTCTACAATGATGCTTACATCGTTGTTGAGTCAAATGATCAGGGATCTGTTGTTTGTAACGGTTTGTACCATGATCTAGAATACGAAAATCTACACGCGTCTTCATTAGTCAAAGCATCTGGTCTTGGTATCGAAATGAATCGAAAAGTCAAGAGGCTTGGCTGCTCGGCTATCAAAGATATTCTAGAAAATAGTAAACTAAAAATTGTCGATGAGCATACGATACTTGAGATATCTACGTTTGAGGCAAAGGGTACAAGCTATCAGGCAAGCACTGGAAATCATGATGACTTAATGATGAACTTAGTTATGTTTGGGTATTTTGCTTCGACACAATATTTTGGAGAGATGACTGATATCAATCTAAAGCAAATGATGTTTGAGCAAAAGATGAAAGAAATAGAAGAGGATATTGTTCCATTTGGATTCATCGATGATGGACGTGATGCACAACCAGTAGAGCCAGACGCTAAGTTTAGTTGGTCCGTAGAATTCGACCCAAATCTATAAATATATAAATAATAGTGAATTGAAAACTTCAGCCGTATTATGAATTCATATCATTTATAACGAGGAAAAAGACAATGGCACTTTTTGCACCTTCAGAATCTCCGGCGGTTGTCGTAAGGGAGATTGACCTGACTGGTGGCGTACCTAACGTCCAGTCAACTACTGGAGCATTTGTCGGAAGTTTCACCTCAGGACCAGCTAATAAACGTGTGCTCATATCTAATGAGGCTGAATTAGTTAGTACCTTTGGTGCACCTGACGATGATAATGCAGTAGACTTTTTAACCGCAACACAATTTTTAAGATTCTCTGGATCTTTATACGTAACAAGGGCGATCGACACATCAACAGCTAAAAATGCTGCTGATAGTAGTAGCGCTACATACTTTGCAGACCAAGATGCATTCGAAGCATATACCGGGACGGGACAAGCTTTTGCTCGTGATGCCGGAATGGCAGGCGGATCTATTGCTGTTAAAGTATATCAAGCCGGAAGTGCGACAGCCTTCTCATCTTGGGCATATGCTAATAGTTTTGATCGAGCACCGACCACCTCTCCATCTGCGTTAGCAGCAGGAGCATCCAATGACGAATTGCATTTAGCAGTCGTCGATAGTGATGGCTTAATCAGTGGAACTAAGGGTACTGTGTTAGAAACGTTCCCGAATCTTTCAAAGCTTTCTGACGCTAAGAACGATGAAGGAAAATCAGTTTTCGCGAAGACTGTAATTAACAACACGTCTGAACACATCTATCTTAATACAATTTCCACACTATCTAATTTTGGAAGTGCTACTGTACTCAACACGAGTTATGGTGAGACAGATGCTCCGTTGAACCTTGCTTTGACCGGGGGTCATGACGGTGGTGATGGCTCAAGCTTGGCTTCTGTACAATCAGGATGGGACCTTTACGAAGATAAAGATCAGGTAGAAATCGACTTCATGATTGCAAAGAACATGGGGGACTCGGCAGATCAAGTTACGTTGGTTAACGATCTAGTAGCAACGGCACAAGCAACTCGAAAGGATTGTGTTGTTGTAGCATCACCACATAGTAGTACAATTGTTGGTGTAACATCTGATGCAACAAAAGTTACTAATATGGTAACTTTTGCAGATCAGTATACCAGGTCTTCTTACCTCATTGTAGATGCTAACTATCTAAAAGTATACGATAAGTTTAACGATAAGTATAGAAACATTCCTGCTTCTGGAACAGTTGCTGGAATCATGGCAGCCACGGATATTAACCGTGCAGCTTGGTTCTCGCCAGCTGGAGCTAGACGCGGACAAATGCTTGGAATTACGTCTCTCGCATTCTCACCATCAAAAGCTCAGAGAGATACTCTCTATAGAGCTGGTTTGAATCCGATTGCGAATATTCCTGGACAGGGATCACTTCTCTTTGGAGATAAGACATTCCTAGGAAGAGTATCGGCTTTCGACAGAATCAACGTAAGACGTTTGTTCTTGATTCTTGAGAGAGCGATTGGAAGGGCAGCACAACAAACCTTGTTCGAATTCAACGATGAATTCACAAGGGCTGAATTTGTAAACATTGTTGAACCAGTGCTTCGTGAAGTACAGGGTAGACGAGGTATCACGGACTTCAGAGTCGTATGTGATGATACAAATAACACTGCTGCAGTTATCGACCGTAATGAATTTAAAGCTGACATCTTCATTAAGCCAGCACGTTCAATTAACTACGTGACATTGTCATTCGTAGCTGTGAGAACTGGTGTTGACTTCGAAGAAGTCGTAGGTACGGTATAAGGAGATAAACAATGGCAGTTTTAGGAGTCGATGACTTTAAGTCAAAACTCAGAGGTGGTGGTGCTCGTCCCAATTTATTCAAGGCGACAATTAACTTTCCAGCTTATGCAGGTGGTGATGCTGAGTTAACTAGTTTCTTATGTGAAACGGCTCAGTTACCTGGTTCAACGTTTGGAACAATTATTGTTCCATTTAGAGGACGTCAGCTTAAAATGGCTGGTGACAGGACATTTGCTCCGTGGCAGGTTACAATCATCAATGATACAGATTTTGATGTACGTAATTCTATGGAAAGATGGATGAATGGTATTAATGCTCATACGGCAAATACTGGTCTGACTTCTCCGATTACATACGAAGCAGATCTTCTTGTCGAGCAACTTGATAGAGATGGGACATCATTGAAGAAATATACTCTTCGTGGTGCATTCCCAACAGAAGTGAGCCCGATCGATGTAAGTTATGGAGCGATTGATGAGATCGAAAGATTTACGGTAAACTTTGAATATCAATACTTTGAAACGAACACTACTACTTAAATTATACATATTAGGAAAGGGACTAGTTCGCTAGTCCCTCTTTCTTCATAAAGGAATAGAAATGGCAGACGATAACAGAGGCATTAAACTATTTGGCTTTGAGATCAAGAAAGTTGATACTGAAGATCCAAAGAAAAAACCTTCTATTGTTCCACAGCGTGACGATGATGGTGCTGGGTATGTATCTGCGTCTGGGATGCATTACGGTCAATACTTAAATATTGACGGTGATAATTCAAAAGATAACTATCAGTTAATTATGCAATATCGTGGGGTTGCTATGCAACCAGAAGTTGATCAAGCCATTGAAGAGATCGTAAATGAAGGTGTTACTATTTCAGATGATGAGATGATTGTCGATGTTAACACTGATAATTTGGATCTCTCAGATGCGATTAAGAAACAAATCAAAGAAGAATTCGATAACATCTACGCAATGTTAGATTTTAGTGACTATGGTCATGACATATTTCGTAGATGGTATGTAGATGGAAGACTATTCCATCATCTAGTTGTTGACGAAGGAAATCTTAAGGCAGGTATTCAGGAGATTCGTCCTATTGATGCTGCTAGAATTCGTAAAGTCAAACAAGTTAAAACAAAACAAGATCGTGAGACCGGTGCAAAACTCATTGAGAAAGTAGATGAGTATTTCATTTATCAGGAGAAGCCTGGATCAGCAAATACATCCGGCGTTAAATTAACAGAAGACGCAGTCTCATACGTGACATCTGGATTGTTAAACGAAGATCGTAAGAAGATTGTATCTTATCTTCATAAAGCACTCAAGCCAATCAATCAGCTAAGAATGATGGAAGACTCACTTGTCATCTATCGTCTTGCTCGTGCACCAGAAAGAAGAATTTTTTATATTGACGTAGGTAACTTACCACGTGGTAAAGCTGAACAATATATGAAAGATATTATGTCACGGTATCGGAACAAGCTTGTGTATGACGCCAAGACAGGTGAGATCCGTGATGATCGTAAGCATCAATCACTACTTGAGGACTTTTGGCTTCCACGCCGTGAAGGTGGTAGAGGTACAGAAATTACCACATTACCTGGTGGTGAGAACCTAGGACAGATTGACGATATCATATACTTCCAGAAAAAGATGTATCGTGCATTAAATGTACCTATTAACAGACTTGAGCAAGAAGCTCAGTTTAGCCTTGGTCGTTCATCTGAAATTACAAGAGACGAGTTAAAATTCCAAAAGTTTATTGATAGACTTCGTCGTAGATTCTCATATCTGTTCCTAAATATTTTGAAGAAGCAATTAATTCTAAAAGGTATTATTACTGAAGAAGACTGGAATAATTGGAAAGCCGATTTAATCGTTGAGTTTTCTAAAGATAACCACTTCTCGGAGTTGAAAGATGCAGAGATTCTAAGAGAAAAATTACAATCGTTAGATCAGATACAGAATTATGTTGGAGAATATTTCTCTAAAGAATGGGTAATGAAGAATGTGTTAAGCTTTAATGATGAAGACATTGAGCGGATGCAAAAACAATTGAGTGGAGAACAACCACAAGGAGAAGAAGATGAGTGAAGTTGAAGTAAATCCTATTGAAGATTTGGTACAAGCGGCTTTAGATAAAAACTATACAGCAGCGACAGAGATCTTTAATGATCAGATCGGTATTAAGATGCAATCTGCATTAGAACAAGAGAAGATGGGCATTGCATCACAGATCTATGCTGGTCATAGTGCTGAAGGTGGACCAGAGGATGATGACTATGTTGTAGCTGATCCGGATGATGAAGAAGAAGAACTTGATCTTGACCTCGATGATGAAGATCTAGAAGTCGACGAGGATGAAGATGAAGAATATGATGAAGATGAAGATCTGGAAGATTAAAAACATATAAATAATTAAGAACAAAGGGTAATATGAAATACTTTACTGAGTTAAGAAAAAAGATGCCTCCTGGCGAACATGTCCGGGATTACAAACTAGGCAGAATACCGGTAATGATTCATAAAGATAAGGGCAAGTTTGTTGCGTATGTTGATGGCGACAGACTTGATTCTTATAACTCACAAAAAGAAGCGGAAAAAGCTGCCGCTCAATTTGTAAAACAGTTTGGAAAAATGAAATGAAACTGATCGCGGAATATACTGACCAAGACATTGAGTGCATTGTTGAAGCAAAAGACGGTAAAAAGACTTATGCTATCGAAGGTATCTTTGCTTCAGCAGAGCAGAAAAACCGTAACGGTAGAATCTATCCAAAAAAAGTTATGGAGTCTGCCGTTAACAAGTATATTAACGAACAAGTTTCAAAGGGTAGAGCTGTTGGTGAACTCAATCATCCTGAGGGACCAACAATCAACCTAGATAAAGTTTCACACAAGATCGAGTCCCTTGATTGGAAGGGTAACGATGTTGTTGGAAAAGCGACAATACTGGCAACTCCTATGGGTAAGATCGTTGAAGGTCTTCTCGACGGCGGGGTTAGGGTTGGCGTTTCAACTCGTGGTATGGGAAGTTTGCAGCGAGGCAACGGCGTCATGACAGTCGGTGAAGACTTCATGCTTAATGCCGTTGATATCGTTCAAGATCCATCTGCACCAAATGCTTTTGTTAATGGAGTTATGGAAGGTGTAGAGTGGGTATGGAATAACGGTATTATTGAAGCTCAAACAATTGAAAGAATGGAGACTGAAATTAAGAAAGCTCCACGAAAAGATCTCTATGAGGTACAGGTTCGTGAGTTTAAGAATTTCCTCTCGTTACTCAAATCAAAATAATAGGAGTCAATTATGACTGATCAATATACTGAAGATCAAGAGGTTGAACTCTACGATGACGTTGAGAACGAAGACGAAGTCGTGGAAGAAGCTCATGATCCGAAGAATGCTGAAGCACAGTCAGTAGCCTCTGTAGATAAAGCTGGTGATGCAACAGGTACTGCTAAGCTCCCTAATATGGGAACGGCTAAGAACAACACCAAGCAAGATCCAATGCCTAAGACTAAGGCTGGCATGATTAATGCTATGTTCACTAAGATGAACGGTATGCCTAAGTCAGAAATGGCTAAACTTTATGCATCGTATCACGGTGGCATGAAGGAGTCATTCGAAGATCAATCTACAGAAGAAGCTGAACTTCAGTATCAGCCAGACTTTTCCGATGACCTAAATGCTCTGATCAATGACGAAGCCACTTTGTCAGAAGAGTTCAGAACTAAGGCCGGAACAATCTTTGAAGCAGCTATCAAGCATAAGCTGTCTGAAGAGATTGATCGTCTTGAGGCGAAGTACGATGAAGAGCTCACAGAAGAGCTTGAGTCTACAAAAGCTGACATGGTCGAAAAAGTCGATTCATACCTCAACTACGTAGTTGAACAGTGGATGGAAGACAATCAAGTCGCTATCCAGTCAGGCCTGCGTGCCGAGATTGCAGAAGACTTCATGACAGGACTGAAAGGCCTGTTCGAAGAAAGCTACATCGACGTACCAGAGTCTAAGGTCGACCTAGTTGATGACTTGGCAGATACCGTTGAAGAGTTGGAAGACAGACTCAACGATACAACTGCACAAGCTATTACTATGGCTGAAGAACTTGAGCAATATAAGCGTGATGCAATCATTCGCGAATCTGCGCGTGGTCTTGCTGAGACTCAAGTTGAGAAGCTAAAATCACTCGTCGAAGATGTTGACTTTGAAGACGAAGAAACTTTCGCACAGAAAGTAGAGACCGTCAAAGAGTCATACTTCAATAAAGAAGTA